TTCCGATCTTATGACGCGCTTGGCGACGGGGGCAGTCTGGTTTTATCCCTGAGTGGTATGCCGGTCTCCACCGGTGATGTTCAGAACGGTGAACAGGTTCCCCTGACACCGGAAAAGTCCTGACGCGGGAGATGCAGTTTGTGATGCAGCTTGCCCGTGAGTTCCGGCGGGCAGACTGGCGGCGGATGTTATCAGAAATGTCAGCGTCAGAACTGGGCGAATGGGGGGATTTCTTCCGCAAGCAGAGTTTCGGGGATATCTGGCTGGATGCACAGATTTCCACACTGAAGTCGCTGATGGTTCAGATGGTGTCCGGTGAACGTATTCCGGCGGATGATTTCAGTCTGGTTACGGATGACAGGGTGATCCCTGAACGCACGGATGAAGAGCTGATGCATCTGGGGGAAGGTATATCGGGAGGAATGAGATTTGGACCAGATTGCTGACCTTGTCATTGATTTAAGCATTGATACCGCCGATTTTAAAGAGCAGCTTCCGCGTGTAAAAAATCTGCTGAATGGTACAGCAAGGGAGGCGGAGCGGGCCGAAGCCCGTATGAAACGGTTTGAGGAAAGTCAGAAACAGGCTGCCAGCGCGACGGTGATACAGACTCAGGCCGTGGTGAAGCATGCGCAGGGGCATGTTTCGCTGGCGGAAGATGTGGAAAGGGCGCGCCTGCGGATGGAGGCCCTGAGTCGTCAGATGCGGGAGGAGCAGGTTCAGGCGGCTGCGCTGGCTGCGGCGCAGGATAAGATGGCTGCCGCATTTTATCGTCAGATCGACAGCGTAAAACAGGCCAGTGCGGGGCTGCAGGAGTTACAGCGTATTCAGCAGCAGATCCGACAGGCCAGAAACAGTGGCGGGATTGCTCAGCAGGATTATCTGGCCCTGATTTCAGAGGTGACAGCGAAAACCCGCGTTCTGACACAGGCAGAGGAAACGGCCACCCGCCAGAAAACCGCATTTATTCGTCAGCTGAAAGAACAGACAAGTCGCCAGAAAATGACCACGACGGAACTGCTTCGGGCAAAGGCGGCACAACTTGGGTGCAGCAGTGCCGCGGAGGTGTACATCCGTAAAATGGAGAAAGCCGGAAACACCACACATTCGCTGGGACTGAAAAGTGCGGCAGCCCGTCGGGAGCTGGGGGTCATGATTGGTGAGCTGGCGCGAGGTAATTTCGGTGCGCTTCGTGGCTCCGGGATCACCCTGGCTAACCGTGCCGGCTGGATTGATAAATTAATGACTCCGAAAGGCCTGGCGGTGGGGGGAGTTATCGGAGGGATCACTGCTGCGGTTATTGGTCTGGGTAAAGCCTGGATGGAGGGGCAGGAAGAAGGCGAAGCCTTTAACCGGCAGCTTGAGCTCACCGGACACTATGCCGGTGTGACAGCCGGGCAGTTGTGGGCGCTCAGTAAAAATCTTTCCGGTAATGGCATCACGCAACATGCCATGGCGGGGTCACTGGCGCAGGTAGTGGGGAGCGGTGCATTTCACGGTAACGATATTGGTATGGTGGCGAAAGCTGCCGCACAGATGGAACGCTCGGTAGGGCAGTCTGTCAGTGACACCATCAGTCAGTTTAAACGGCTGAAGGATGATCCGGTCAGTGCTGCGAAGGCGCTGGATGATGAACTGCATTTTCTGACAGCCACCCAGCTTGAACAGATCCGTGTGCTCGGAGAGCAGGGGCGCACCAGTGACGCCGCCCGGATAGCCATGTCTGCACTGGCAGAGGAAACCGGTAAACGTACGTCGGATATTGATAATAACCTCAATGCGCTGGGCAGTACGCTGCAAACCTTGTCTGACTGGTGGAAGCAGTTCTGGGATGCGGCCATGAACATTGGTCGGGAAGATTCCCTTGATGCGCAGATTGCGTCGCTGCAGGAAAAAATTCAGCGGGCGAAGAAATTTCCGTGGACTAAGGCGTCCACCACGGGGGAATACGATCAGCAACAACTGGATGCGCTGCAAGAGCGAAAACGCCAGCAGGATTTGCAGGATGCAAAAGAGCAGGCTGAGCGAAATTATCAGGAGCAGCAGAAACGCCGGAATGCTGAAAATGCCGTGCTGAACAGGATGAATGAAACGGAAGCAGCACGACATCAGCGTGAAATTGCGCGTATTAATGCCATGCAGTACGCCGATCAGGCGGTCAGGGACGCAGCGATACAGCGTGAAAATGAACGTTACGAAAAAGCCATTAAGAAAAAAACGCCTGCCACCCGTAATGATGAGGCCACCCGGCTATTACTGCAGTACAGCCAGCAACAGGCGCAGGTGGAAGGACAGATTGCCGCCGCCAGACAGTCAGCGGGCATGGCTACTGAAAGGATGACAGAAGCGCATAAACAGCTTCTGGCCCTTCAGCAGCGTATCAGCGATTTGGCCGGTAAAAAACTGACAGCAGATGAAAAAAGTGTACTGGCTCACAAGGATGAGCTGATTCAGGCACTGACGTTGCTGGATGCAAAACAGCAGGAGCTGCAGAAGCAGACGGCGCTGAATGATTTGAAGAAAAAATCCATTCAGCTTGCCAGCCAGCTGGCGGAAGAGGAGCGGGCTCTGCGTCAGCAATATGACCTGGATATCGCCACGACAGGGATGGGGGATAAACAGCGTCAGCGATACCAGGCACAGTTCAGTCTGCAACAAAAATATCAGCAGCAGCGGGAACAGCTGGAGCGTGACAGTAAGCAGAAAGGAACATATGGCACAGATGAATACCGGAAGGCTGAGCAGACGCTGACAGACAGTCTTAACCGGCAACTGAACGAAAACAGACGTTACTGGCAGGAGCAGGAACTGATGCAGGCAGACTGGAAAAACGGTGCCATGCGGGCTTTTCAGAATTTTACAGAGGATGCGGATAACGCGGCGGGTACCGCTGAGCAGTTGTTTAATACCGCGTTCAGCAGCATGGGCAACGGGCTGGCGACGTTCTGCACGACAGGTAAACTGAATTTCAAATCTTTTACCTCATCCGTGCTGTCAGATATGGCAAAAATTCTGGCGCAGGCAACCATGATGAAGGCTGTCAAAGGGATTGGCAGTGTGATGGGGTTTGATTTCGGTGATGTGAAAACCAATGCAGAAGGTGGTGTTTATCAGTCTGCTGATTTGAGTCGCTACAGTGGCACGGTGGTTAACCGTCCGACGTTTTTTGCTTTTGCAAAAGGCGCGGGGGTGATGGGTGAAGCGGGGCCTGAGGCTATCCTGCCCTTGCGCAGGGGGGCTGACGGTAAGCTGGGTGTTGTGGCAGCGACCTGTGGTTCGGGGATGGTGATGTTTGCGCCGCAGTACAACATCGAGATCAATAATGATGGCCAGAACGGACAGATTGGGCCGGAAGTCATGCAGGCGGTTTACAACCTGGGGAAAAGGGCTGCAGAAGATTTTATGCAACAACAGTCCCGTGATGGCGGGCAGTTAAGCGGAGTATACCGGTGATGGAGATATTTAGCTGGAAAGTCCGTCCGGATATGAAGGTGGATTCAGAGCCAAAAGTGGTGACAGTTAAACTGGGTGATGGTTATGAACAGCGTCGTCCGGCGGGACTGAATCCTCTGTTGCCAACGTACAGTGTCACGATCCGTGTCCGTAAAGGGGAGCATCAGGCGCTGGAAACGTTTCTGGCCCGGCACGGTGGGTTCAGGGCGTTTCAGTGGACACCGCCTTATGGCTGGACACCTGTCCGGGTGGTCTGCCGTAAATGGTCGTCCAGTGTGGGGGCGCTGTGGGTCACGGTAACCGCAAATTTTGAACAGGTCGTGGTATGAGGAGGACGGATGCAGGATATCCGGCAGGAAACACTGAATGAATGTACCCGTACGGAGCAGTCTGCCAGCCTGGTACTCTGGGAAATTGATCTGACAGAGATTGGCGGGGAGCGTTATTTTTTCAGTAATGAGCCTAACGAGAAGGGGGAGGCCGTCACCTGGCAGGGCCGGAAATATGAGGTGTATCCTGTTCAGGGAGCAGGGTTTGAAATGAAAGGCAAGGGAAGCAGCGCCCGCCCCACCCTGACGGTGTCCAATCTGTACGGGATGGTTACCGGGATGGTGGAGGATTTACAGAGTCTGGCTGGCGGAACGGTGATCCGGCGTAAGGTTTACGCCCGTTTTCTGGATGCGGTGAATTTTACCAACGGAAACAGTGAAGCCGATCCGGAACAGGAGGTGATCAGTTACTGGCGAATTGAACAGTGCAGCGACCTGACGGCGGTGACGGCAACGTTTGTTCTGGCCTCGCCAGCGGAGACAGACGGTGCGGTTTTCCCGGGACGTACCATGCTGGCCAACACCTGTACCTGGACCTATCGCGGTGATGAGTGCGGTTATCACGGTCCGGCAGTCGCGGATGAATATGACCAGCCGACGTCCGATATCACGAAGGATAAATGCAGCAAATGCCTGAGCGGCTGTAAGTTTCGCAATAACGTCGGCAACTTTGGCGGCTTCCTTTCCATTAACAAACTTTCGCAGTAATCCCAT